GCGTCTGGCTTGTCGCCGGACGCCCCCTCCTGTATAGTTGCCGCGCCAGAGATGCCTGCTCTCGCTAGTAGGCTGCTGAATGAACCCAGCGAGCGGGATTGATGGCTTACAGCAACACAGTATCGCAGACGGTGTTCGACACCCGGAAGGTCATGGAAAACGCCTTCCGGCGCTGCCGTGTGCGCCCGGAGATGATCACGGCTGAGTATGTCAGCGTCGCCAACGACCAGCTGTATCTGCTGCTGTCGGATCTCGCCAACATGGGCGCACCGCTGTGGTGCATCGAGAAGCAGATACTGCCGCTGTACGACGGCGAGGGCTACATCACACTCGACACCAAGGTCGTTGACATCCTCAACAGCAACCTGCGCCAGCTGCAGACGGTTACCGGCACCAACACGACCACGGCCACGACGCGCACGATCGACTTCGGCGGCGCCACGTTCGTCACGACGGTCGGCGTGCTCTGGACGGCGGCCGCCGTGCCGATTGCCCTCGAGCGCTCAGTTGACGGCATTGTCTGGACGACGATCCAGACCGAAACGCCGACTGCAGTAGCCGGGGAGTGGACTTGGTACGATCTCGAAAGCAGCGTTGCCACGCCGTATTTCCGCGTGCGGGCCACCAGCGGCAGCCTAAACTTCCTCGAGATCTACACCGGCAACACGCCGACCGAGATCCCGTTGGCGCGGCTGAACCGCGACGACTACACGAACCTGCCGAACAAAAGCTTCCAATCGAACCGGCCGCTGCAGTTTTGGTACGACCGCTTGATCCCAAATCCCGTGATGCGGCTCTGGCCTGTGCCAAACAGTGGCGCGATTACGTCGCAAATCGTCCTGTGGGTGCAGCGCTACATCATGGACGTTGGGACGATGACCCAGCAAGTTGAAGTGCCGCAGCGCTGGTATGAGGCGATCGTCGCCATGCTGGCGTCTAAGCTGGCGCTTGAGATTGCCGAAGTCGAAACGTCGCTGATCCCGCTGCTCGATCAGAAGGCCAACGTTGCGCTGTACACGGCGCAGGCCGAGGAGCGCGACAACAGCCCGATGATGATGGCGCCCAACATCGCCGTCTACACGAGGTAACGCGATGCCGGTCTTCCTCGACACTCGCGGCAAAAGCACACTGGCGATTGGCATCTGCGGACGCTGCTCGCGCAAGTTCTCCATGACCGAACTGGCGCCAGACCCGAACTATCCGGGCTTGCTCGTGTGCGACGTTGACCGCGACAACTACGATCCGTACCGCCTGCCCGCGCGCCAGCCTGAGAACATCACGCTGCGCTTCGCACGCCCCGACACGCCCATCGGCACAAACCCCGCTGGCCTCATCGCTGAAAACGGCGATCAGTTCCTGATCAACGAGGGCAACGATGAGTATCTGGAGCCGTAAATGACAACCGTACCCAGCAACCTCATCCCCACAACCATTACGCAGCTGCCTGAGTACGGCGGCGCAAGCACGGCTGGATATCTGCCCTATGTCCTCGGTGGCGTCACCTACAAGGTCCAGTTCAGCAACATCGCGGCTGTGGGCGCGGTGCCGTCGAGCCGGACGATCACTGGCGGAAGCGGCCTCACTGGTGGCGGCGATCTGTCTGCTGACCGCATCATATCTATTGCTGCTGGCGGTGTTGGCTTTAGCCAGCTTGCTGACAGTGGTGTCGTCGCGGGCACCTACGGCGATGCGGCGAATATCCCGGTTCTAGACATCGACGCCAAGGGGCGCGTCACTATCGCCAGCACCACGCCGATCAACCTCGGCGGCTACGTCCCGACCTCGCGCAGCATCTTGGCGGGCGCAGGCCTGACGGGTGGCGGCACGCTGGCGGCTGACCGCACCATTTCAATGATCCTCTCGACTGCGCTGCCGCAGTCTGGTGGCACGCCCAGCGCCGGCGCGAACAGCGTTGCGGCGCGCGAAGATCACGTCCACCCGGCTGTGGACTTGTCCGATACCACTGAGACCTCTGGCGTGCTCCCCATGTCTCGTGGTGGCACCGGCAGCAATCTATCCCCTGTTGCCGGTGCCATACTCTACAGCGACGGCTCCAACGTGAACGTGTCCAACCCGGGCACCGCCAATCAGGTGCTGTTCTCGGCTGGCACGGCGGCGCCCGTGTGGCGCGGCATTACGGGCGGCACGACTGGCCTGAACTTCAGCATCTCCGGCGTTGACTGGGTGCTCGGCGGTACGCTGGCGATTGCCAACGGCGGCACTAACGCGACGACGGTGCCGGCTGCGCGCGTCAACCTGCTGCCCAGCTACAGCGGCAATGCCGGTAAGGCGCTTGTCCTGAACGCTGGCGGCACCGATGTCGAGTGGATCTCGATCACGGGCGCGGGCACCGTGACTTCGGTCAACGCGAGCGGTGGCACGACCGGTTTAACCTTTAGCGGTGGGCCGATCACCAGCGCCGGTACACTGACACTGGCTGGCGCACTGGTCGCGGTCAACGGTGGTACGGGCATCACCAGCTACGGCGTCGGCGACCTGCTCTTCGCCAACACGACGACGACCCTCGACAAGCTGCCGGTGGGCGCGTCCACGTTCCTGCTGGCGTCGAACGGCACGGCTCCGGCCTACGTCAACCCGTCAACGGTGACCGTGGGCAACGCGACCAATGCGGTCACTGCCACGACGGCGACGACTGCCACCTCGGCCACGTCGGCGACGACCGCAACGAACATTGCAGGCGGCGCTGCGGGCTCTGTCCCGTATCAGAGCGGCGCAGGCGCGACGACGTTCTTGGCGGCTGGCACGGGCGTGCTGGTCAATGCCGGTGGCAACCCCAGCTACAGCATGACGCCCTCGCTGACGCAGGTGACGGTTGCGGGTAACCCCTCTGCCGCGCTCGAGGTGGCGACGAAGCAGTATGTGGACACGCTGATCGCCAGCGGCATTCACTTCCACCAGCCGGTGCGGGTTGAGGCACCGCTGAACCTGAACGCGACGTACAACAACGGCACTGCAGGTGTCGGCGCCACGCTGACCAACGCCGGCACGCAGCTTGCACTGGTCATCGACGGCGTGACGGTGAGCGTTGCTGATCGCGTCCTCGTCTACGAGCAGACCAATCCGGTGCAGAACGGCATCTACGTTGTGACGGACGTAGGTTCGGTCTCGACAAACTGGATACTGACGCGCTCCAGCGACGCGGACACCTACGTCATCAACAGCGCAAACGGCCTCAGCGAGGGCTCGACCGTGTTCGTCCAGCAGGGCACGACCGGCGCGGGTGAGACCTACACCTGCAACACCTCGGGCGTGATCACGTTCGGCACGACGGGGATCACCTTCGCGCAGATTTCCGCAACGCAGATTTACAGCGCGGGTACTGGTCTGACGCTGACCGGCACCACCTTCAGCCTGACATCGCCTGTAGCTACAACACTGGGCGGCACGGGCCTGACGAGCTTCACCTCCGGCGGCGCGGTCTACGCAACGTCCACGTCGGCCCTGACGACGGGCACGCTGCCGACTGCCTCGGGCGGCACGGGGCAGACGAGCTACACCAACGGCCAGTTGCTGATCGGCAAGACGGACGGCACGCTGGCCAAGGCGTCGCTGACGGCAGGCACCGGCATCAGCGTGACAGGCGGCGACGGCACTGTGACGGTGACGAACAGCGCACCCGATCAGGTGGTGAGCATCACCGGCGGCACGAACATCAGCGTCACCGGCACGTATCCCAGTTTCACCGTGTCGGCCTCTGGCGGCGGCACTGTCACCTCGGTGGATGTCAGCGGCGGGACCACTGGCCTGACGTTCAGCGGTGGGCCGGTGACGGCTGCGGGCACGATCACGATGGCCGGCACGCTGGCCATTGCCAATGGCGGCACGAACGGCACGGCTGCCCCGACCGCCGGGGGCGTTGCCTTCGGCACGGGTACGGCTTACAATTTCACGAGTGCTGGCACTGCCGGCCAAGTTCTGGTATCTACCGGGGCGTCAGCGCCCGCGTTCGGTAGTATTGACGGAGGAACCTTCTAATGGCCCAGAGCGGCTTCACGCCAATCCAGTTGTATCGCTCGTCCACGGCAAGCGCGGTGCCGCTTGCCGCTGATCTTGCGGCGGGCGAATTGGCGATCAACACGGCTGACGTGGCGCTCTTTGCCGAGAACTCGGCGGGCACCGTTAAGCGGATCATGAACAACGCAGCCGGCCTGCTGTATCCGATTGCGGACGGCACGAACGGGCAGGTTATCACCACGAACGGCAGCGGCACCCTGACTTTCACCACGCCGACTGCGGGCGCAACTAAGGGGCAGGCCATCGCCTTCGCCCTCATCTTCGGACTGTGAGGAAGTAGGTCATGGCCAACCCGAATATTGTCAACGTCACGAGTATCCTCGGCGACAACAGCAGCACCTCGCTGACCTCGACCAGCGCCACGTCCATCGTGAGCAACGCCGCGTCGAGCGGCAAGGTGCTGAAGA